ATGACAACATTAACCGAAAACACCACATTAAAAGAAGTTCTACAAAACAAAATTAACCACAAAATCAACGAAGGATTAGAAAAAAGTCTTCCAACTCTTGATAAAATACAAAATGAGTCTTCACTATTGCGAGACTATTTAGTGCCAACTCGAAAAATGAAGTTTGCAAGTGGAAACAACACTGTAAAAATGTTTTTAGGTGAAAGCGATAATGGGTTGAATCTAAACAAACATTCAATTTCTCAATTAACAGAAAGATTCAAACTTCCAGTATCTTATGTGAAGGACTTAGCAACATCGGGAATCGATTGGCGTACAAATCTTGCAACAAAGATTCTAAATGAACACGCTACAAACACATCGAATAAAAAATTATTAGTAAGAAACGTTGGAGATGAGATAAAGGGCATATTATCAGATTCTTACATGAGGATTGATTCAATGCAATTATATTCAGACTTCTTTTATGGCTTAAAGAAGGTTGGCGCAGAACTTTACAGAGCAGATATTTCAGAAGATGGATTAAAAGTATATTTTGAAGCGTTGTATAGAGAGATCATAGAATTAGAAACCGAAAAGGGAACAATTCATATCGCAATTGGAGTCAGACTTTCTAATTCAGATTATGGAAGTGGCGCATTAGATTTAAGAAGTTATCTTTTACAGCCAGTTTGTCTTAATGGTTTAGTAACTGAAAATACATTCAGAAGAATCCATTCCGGTAAAACTATATCAGATAATATAGAATATAGTAAAAAAACAATCTTATTAGATACTATGGCGCAAAGTAGCAAGATGCAAGATTTACTAATGAGTAGCTTTGATAGAACAAACATTCTTGATAAATTAACAAAGATTAAAAAAGCTGTTGATACTCCTGTAAGATATGAAGACGAAGTAATAAAATTAGAAAAGAAAGGATTGCTAAAAGAAGAATCAAAACAACTTAATGAGGTTTTGGTTGCTAATAGAGTTGAGGACGGTATCGGACAAATAGAAGGAGTCAACTTATGGAAACTTGCTCAGGGTTTAGGAGCAGTAGCAAGAGATAAAGGAATTTCAAGAAAAAGAGAATTAGAAGAATTAGCAGGAAGTTTAATTTAATAAATAATCGAGTACGGCAAGACCGTACTCGAAGTTATTCACAAACAAGGAGTAGAAAAATGAATCTAACACCAGAACAAGTAAAAAGTTTAGCTATCCGAACAGAAAAAAGGATAGTTCAAACTCCATTAAGCGAGGGAGAAATCGCAGAAATTCAAGATCAGTTTATTCAGGACAATTTGAAAATGAATGTTCTGAAAAATGAACTTGCAACCGTTTCATTAACTTTCAAGAACTCAATAAAAGAAATTCAGAATAAGTTAAGTGAAAACTTACGGAAACTGAAAGACAAATTTTCAGAAGATGAACTCGATTGTTATTTGGTTGATAATCAAGATTCTGGCGAAATGGAATACTACAAAGAAGACGGTACAAAAGTTTTTGCTCGACCTTTAAGACCAGACGAAAGACAAACAAACGCATTTTCACAACTTAGAAAAGTAGAGGGTTGACATGATGAAAGATGAAAATATCAATATTAATTTACCGGAAGGTACAAAAGAAGTTGTAGTACGACATGGGCAAGCACTTCCATTAGACCCGCCGAAAAAAGTAATTATTGGCGGACTAATAGATGCTCCAGCGTCTTTTTACCAAGTTAGAGCAGGTACGTTTGAAGAAAAACAATCTCATCTATTAGTTGATAGAGAAAATTTAACTATTAAACTTATCATTGACGAAACAAACGAAAAAGGTACGGAAGTAACAGGGACTTTATATCTTGCAGAAGAATTAAAGCAATTTGGTATTAACAAAAACGTTTACACCAAAAAACAATTTAGTGATTTGTTAAGATTAAACCGCAGATACTTTGCTAAAAGAGAGCAGTACGATAAAATTATAGAACAACTTGCCAATTTTAACTACTCAAGACAAATTGAAGGAGAAAATAAAAACGACAATAAAGGTAATACACGCCTTTTAGTTGATAAAAAATTAAAACAAAATTTAGAATCCACTTTTCGACTTAATATCAAACTCTTTGAAGGACAGCCAAAAGTTACTTTTGATGTAGAAATATTGGTTGATGTAACGGACGCAGACACTAAATTTTGGTTAGAGAGTATTGAACTTAATGAACTACTCGAATCAAAAAGAGACGAGATATTTACTACTCAAATAGAAGAATTTGAATTAAGTAATATTGCTATAATAGAGGTATAAAATAACAACCAAAGGGGAATCTCAATGAAAGAAGATAACAATACATTACCCAAAAACATTAATTCAGAAAGTGAGTTGCGGGAACTAATCCGTTCCCGCAGTACCACCCATAATATTTTTATTCCGCCGTGTGTTTTTTATAATAACCACATGACATTAGTGCCAGCCGAAGTAAAACTTGATCATCGTTGGGAAGACAAATATAAAAATGATGATCTTTGGACGATTGACGGCAAGACTTTTAATCTTACAAAAGTTGCAATGAGTAAACTATCAAGCGCAAGCGGAGTAGTTTATTCAGACAGTCGAATTGCTTATAGAGAATTAGATGAAATCACAAAGCGCGTTACTTATATCAAACACAATGTAATGTGGAGAAAAACAGATTTATCGGGAGTTGATTTGACAGGCATAAGCACAGGCGAGTACAGTTACTATGAAGATTTAGCAAGATACCGCCATAAAGATGATAAGTATAAATTTGAGTATGATAAGAGTCAGAATAAATATGTAAAAACAAATACTGTAATTGCTAAAAAAGGTGAGCCAATTACAGAGCAGATAGAAAGACGCAGAAATTTTGCGGGAAGTTTCGCCGAAACGAATGCTAAAGTTCGAGCATTTAGCGAGGCGGTTTGTGAAATTCCAAAATCCTTTACGCTTGAGGAGTTAAAGAAACCTTTCCTTTTAGTACGCGCAGTTGCAAACGTACAACACATTCTTAATCAACACCCTGAATTACAGCCTGTTTATGGAGCGCAGATTTTAGGAATTGCCAATATTGTCTATGGACAACCACAAAACCAAACTAACCAAATATTAATAGCACCGGAAACTCATTCACTTCCATTAAATAATACTCAATATTTGCCAGAAGCAAATAAGGAGAACGAAGAACCAGAACCAATATCAGGATCAGAAAAACAAAGAGAATATTTAACAGAAGCAGATTTGCAAAAAATGAGTTTGGATAAGATTGTTGAAAAAGCAGAGGAACTAATGAAAGAAGCTGATTATTCGCCAAAGACACCACCGTCAAGAATGGATCGCGAGAAGGTTAAAGTTTTCGTTCTTTTTTTACAGGAAGAATTAAAGAAAAAGAGCGTAATAAAATAATGATTGAAGCTATTAAAAAAAAAATGATAGCCAGAATAACAAGGGGTAAAAATGGAACGTAATTTAAATATACTTCATTTAGCTGATTTGCATTTTGATTATAAATCAGAAACAATAGAAAAAACAAAATCCAGCGCAAAACAGATTCTTAAACATTGCCGTGAACTTAATCCTCATTTAGTTTTGATTGCAGGCGACTTTTGGGAGCGTTTACAACCATTTGGGAATCAAAGCGGAGTACAACACGGACAACAATTCCTTGCCGAGTTAAGCCCCCTTGTTGGAGCAATTATTATTATAAAAGGTAATAATGAACACGATGCACCGAATAGTATATCTATGTTACACCAATACAGACCAAATATTTATGCTTATGAATATAATGTAGCATTACTATTTGATTTAGTAAGTTTTTCATGTATAGATTTATTAAGGGCAGACCACCCGCAACTAAAAACAAATAACGGTATAATAATTCATGGATTGCCATATCCAACGAAAGCAGGCATATTAAGCGAACAGAAAAGTATTGATATGCAGAATATTGATTTCCTCGAACAGTATTCTAAAATACTTTCTTTACATGGAATGATTTCAGACAAATATCCGAACATTCCAAAAGTAGCAATGTTTCATGGTAACGTACAAGGCACACGACTAAGCAACGGACAAAACCTAAAAGGTCAAGAAATTATTTTCCCACCACATATTTTAGAACTTGTAAGAGCCGATTATTATGCACTTGGACATATACATTTGACTCAAGTAATAAAGTGGAATATGAGATATGCAGGAAGTTGGACAAATAAAAATTGGGGCGAATTAGAACAAAAAATATTCTTCCAATTGAGATTCAGAATAAAAGAAAATAGTTACATTTTATCACCCGAAGATATTGAAACAATCCCTTTCTTGAGTTCCCGACCGATGATAAAAGTAACCGCCGAGTTTAAGGAAGGAAAATTTATTTACGAAAACCATTTGCCGGAAAATGCAGAAGTTAATTTTGAATATATAGTAAATGAGGGCGAAAGAGATTTAGTTACAAAACAAGCAATCGAGCAGTTGAAAAACGAACTTCCAGCTGGCGCAAAAATAACAGGCAAAACAATACCAATGAAGCGGGAAAGCCGATCCGAAACTATTATCACAGCCGAAACAAAAGCGGATGAATTAAAAGAATATGCACGAGTAACAGGTGAAGAAGTTACCGAAAGTATATTAGAAAAACTTGCAGAAGTTGAGGAAAGAGTAAAACAGAAAATTAATAGCGGTGAATTTCGAGCAACGGACGGCGTAAAGTATCGCTTGAGAAGGTTAAAATTACGAGGCGCGATAGGTATTCGCAAAGGAATTGGTGAATCCGAAATAGAAATCGATTTTTCTCAATTTACGTCAGGTTTAATAGCGTTATTTGGTAAAATAGGCAGGGGTAAAACCACAATAATAGAAAATTTACACCCATACCGGACGTTAGTTTCAAAAGACGGGAATTTAGCAGATCATTTCGAGCTAAAAGATAGTTATAGAATCGTTGATTTTGATTATGGAGATAAAACATATTCAGCGCAAATTTACATTGACGGTGAAACAAAAAAACAAGAAGCATACTTGTTTGAAGTAACACCAGAGCGTAATAAACCGCTAAATGATGGCAAAGTTTCAACATACGATAAGGAAATTGAAAGCATATTTGGGACAGAGACAATATTTTTTAACTCCAATTTCTCAGCACAAAAATCAAAAGGTATTAGCGGACTTAAAGCAGATAAACGGAGAGAACTTTTTTACGAAATCCTTTTGCTAAATCAATATCAGTTTTACGCAAAAGAGATTAAAGATAGTCTCAATGAAGCAGAAGGAAACCTTTCAAAAATTGAGAATCAAATAGCAACTCTAAAAGATGAATTAAATAAATATTCAACCATTGCGGAGCTAAAAGTAAGTTTAGTTGAATATGAATCTTCTCAAGAAAAAACAGAAAAATATATACTTTTAAGGAAATCCGAACTTGAAAGTAAGCAGAAAGAAAAAGCCCTTTTAGAATTTGAGATAGATAGATTAAAAAAACAAATAGAGCAACAAAAGGAAATTACTCAAAGAGTAGAGTCCATTGATATTAATATCAAACAGCTTTACACCGAATATGAAACCGAAAAAGAATCAATAGATAAAACCAAAGATGAAAAAATTAGTAGCTTATCAATAACCGATACCGATGCTTTAATAAAAGAAAAAGAAGAAGCAGAAAGTTCTAAAACAAAAATAGAAAATGAGTGTGATCAAAAAATTGAAACCGCAGAAGCTGAAAAAGAAGCATTATCCAACCAAGCGAAGACATTAGAAAGCAAAATTGCAGATTATAGTATTTATCTTAATAAAGCGGATGAAATTAGAGAAAAATACCATATCCATACTACTAATAAAGAAAGACTTTCCGTAGTTAATAACGAAATAACACAACTAACCAACAACGAAACATCTTTACAAAATGAGTTCAAGGAAAAGGCATTCGATATTGAAGCTAAATATAATGTTCTGAAATTAGAGCAGGAAAATGAACTTAAAAAACAAAATTTAGAACATCACAAAGCAGATCATAGAAAGCTATTAGAACAACATACAGCGCATTTACAGACATTAAAAGTAGAAGTAACGACTATTGACACCGTACCTTGTAATGAGGACTTAGGAAGCGTATGCCCGTTTGTTAAAAGAGCGTATGATGTTAAAAAATCACTTCCAGAAGTTGAAGAACTATTTCAGAAGAAAGATTTTGAATTTGCACAAAAGACAAACCAATATGAAGCTGAAATACAGCAAAATGAAGTTGAAATAAAGAGTAAAAAAGAAATGAAGGAAAGTGAGTCTCAAATATTAATGAACGAATATTCTCAAAAATTAGGTTCAGTAAAAGCCCGTAAAGATAAATTAGAAATTGAACAGGAATATCTTGAAACAGAAGTTGAGAATAATAGTAGCATTGAAACTGAAATAATTAACCTTAACGAAGCAAATCAAAAATATGAAATAGATAGAGCTAACCTTAATAATACAATAAACCTATTAAATGAAAAAGATAAACTTATAAGCAGTCTTAAAGATTCAAAGATTATTCAAGTAAGGGCTTTAAGTAGCAAACTACAAAGCATTATAACACAAATAAATAGCGTAAACGAATTAAACGAAGAAAAAAAACAAAACATAATAAATGCCTATAACACAGACATTGAAAAGCTAAAAAATAAATATGCTGAAAGAAAATCTTCATTACTTAAAGAGAAAGAAATGTTAGAGGCGCAGACAATTGATCCAACAAGTTATGATGAACAGTTGAAAAAAGATATTGAATTAAATGAAGCAATAGAATGGCAAAAACAAGGTATAGCAAACTTGGAAGCAGAGCAAAAACTAATTGAGGAACGAATTATTCACACTAAAGGGATTTTGGAAAGGGTAAAAGAGATTCAAACGACAATTGAAGGTTATGAGACATCTAAACAATATGCACAGCGTCAAGTTGCCGAATATGCTTTTTTGCATAGAGCATTCGATAAAACAGGAATACCAGTTCTTAAACTTGAAAATAGCGGACATGAAATAACTCTATTAGCAAATGAATTACTTTCATTCTTTGACAGCAAATTTCGTATTGCAATAGAAACAACAAGATTAACTAAGGACGGAAAAAATCAAAAAGAAGTTTTTGAAATTTCAGTAATAGATGAAGACGGAATTACAAAACTCGAAAATAAATCAGGCGGTGAGCAGGTATGGATTGAAAGCGCGATACAACTTGCAATAAGCATGTTTTTACAAAAAACCGGAAGAAAAATAGATACGGTATTTTTAGACGAAAAGGACGGAAGTTTTGATCTTGAAAGCGCGTATGATTATTTGAAAATGATTGAACAGGCGCACTCGAAAATGAATGTACACCATACAATCCTAATAACTCACAGGCAAGAGTTAGTAGAGCTAATTAACAATCGTATTTCATTAAATAGCGGACTCGAAGTTTTCGCATAAATGCTAAATGGAGATCACAAATGTTAAAAGGTAAATACAAATTTTGGGATGGCAAAAACATCGACTCCGTAGTTGAAGAAGATGTTTTTATTTGCGACCAGTGTAAAAAAGAAATTACACCGTTTATTACGGCTATTGGAACAGTGCCTTATGATATGATTGATCTTAGCCATATTAAAAAAGATACTCATCTTTGTCTAAAGTGCATACAAATTGATTTGTTTTGCCAAGAGTCATTAACAAGCATAATACTTGCTTTTAATGAATATTCAAAATGGAACAACAGAAAACTTTTTGAAGAATTACAGCCGATATTTTACTATTTACAGAAGGATGTTTTAGAACCACGCAAAAAGATAACAAAAAAACTTAGAGAGGACTTAATAAAGGAAGCAGAGTTTCAATGTTTCTATTGTAAAAACAAATATGATAAAAGTAATTTGCATATAGATCATATTATCCCGATTTCCAAAGGGGGACTATCAAACTTAGAAAATCTTGTAGTGGCTTGTAAAAAATGCAACATTTTGAAGGGGATAAAATCCGCAGACGAGTTCTTGAAAACAAATAAGCCAGTGGAGAATTTATAGCATGGCAAAGAGATTCACAGACACAGAAATTTGGGATAAAGAATGGTTTATGAAATTAAGTCTCAAACATAAATGTTTGGTTAGATTTATATTCGATAAATGTGATGTGGCGGGAATTTGGGAAGCTAATTGGACGTTAGCCACAACGTACATAGGAGAGACTGTTACGGAGAAGGATTTGGAAGCAATATCTTCTCAGATAATTCATTTCAAGGGGAATAAGTATTTCATACCGGATTTTATTGCTTTTCAGTATGGTAAATTGTCAAAAGACTGCAAACCACATACACCAATTTACAGACTCTTAGAAAAACACGGTATTGATATTGATAATATAAAAATGTCAGAATCTATGGGCAAGGCACATAATGTTACAAAAAATCAAAAATCATTAGTATTAGCGCAGGATAACTTTACTTGTTGTTATTGTGGAAAGGAAAAGGAAGAACGCAATTTAGTTATAGATCATGTTATTCCAATAAAGCGGGGTGGGACAGATGATTTAGATAATTTAGTTGCATCATGTATTCCGTGTAATTCTAAGAAAGCTGATTTTTCACTTGAAGATTATTGTTTGAGATATGATTTAGATTATAAATTAATATCCCAAAGGGTATCCCAAAGGGTATCCCAAAGGGTATCCCAAAGGGTATCCCAAAGGGTATTCGATACCCTTGAGGAAAAAGAAAAAGAAAAGGAAGAAGAAAAAGAAAAAGAAAAGGAAAAAACCAGCCGTCAAAAAAAGAAGCAAAAACAAAATAAACCAGATTTTATTAGCCAGGTATTGTTTTTGTTTTGTGAGGAATATGAAAAAAATAGAGGTACACCTTTCGAGGTTATTAACGAAGAGAAGGAACGAAAACATATTGGGATGCTATTGGCTAAGATGAAAAAGAAATTACCGGATGCCAATAGCCAAACGATGTATGAGGAGTTCCGAAAATTATTTGTTGTATCGTTATCAATCACAGAAAAACAAGACAAATGGATTTATACACGATGTTCTCCAACTATTATAGCAACAAACATAAACGAAATAAAAATTTTAATGAGGAAGAATGTTCATGCAACAACAGAACAAGTTAGTCAAGGATTCGCAAAAGCATTTGAGTATTTACAACAACAAGAGTCAACTTAAAAGGATTGAAAGCGAAGATTGTTTTGAGATAAGTGCCTATCATAGCGGAACATTAACCACAAAAGGCATTGAAGAAACTGCATCAAAAATACATATAGCGTTTCCTAAATTATTCAACGGGAAAAAGCAAAAAGAAATAACAGATTTTATTTTGCTACTAACTGAAAGGATAAGAGCAAACGGATTTACAGACGAGCGATTTCAAGATGCTGTTAATAATGTAATTGACAATTTTACTTCATGGACACGCGAACCGTCAATAGCTGATTTTATTTCTTTCGACAAGAAAGTAAAAATTTATTCTCCAGAAGACTTAATGAAAAAATATAAAGACAGTTATTATTATGGAGCAAAGGAAGACCCGATCAATCGTTACTATGTAAGAGTTGATATTGGAATTGGTGAAGCTATGTTTGCGCTAAAAGCAGATGCAGAAAAATATAAAATGAAGTTATGGACAGCAAAAAAGCCAAAGTTTGAAGAAAAATAAAACCTATACCGGAAGAAATGAAAGTAGAGACATTTAACAATACAGAGGAAGAAATAGAAGGTTTAAGGAACAAGTTTGATGCTAATCTTATAAAGGCAAATGGAAGAAGGAAAATATTTACAGAAGCAGAAAAAAACCGAAAGAAATAGAAAATTCCAAGAAATATTAAAAACTGAACAAAATATTAATTAAAGTATAATACAATAGAGGTATGTTATGGCAACCCAAAACGCAACTACTACACCTATTTATGAAGTAGGCAATCTTCATGCCATTAGTTTTGTAAAAAATGGCAGGGACACTAAGCCGTCAATTCCAAAACAGGCATTAACGGCGCAGGAACGTATTACTTATGCAAAGCCAACAGTAATAAATATTATAATTCAATTTCTTGAAGAATATGAAGGGTATGTTTTCGGCACTCATAACATCGAAGAAGTGAGGCGATTTGGCGAAAAAAAATATAACGTTTCACACAACATAGGAACGTATGATCGTAAGTGGAGGGAGTTAAGAAGCATGTACCCAGACCCACATGATTTTATAATTGAGCGTATAAGGAAAAGATTTGTATATAATCCTAATTATGCTAATAGTCGAAGGGAAAATATTTTTAAGGTAATTAAAATCAGCGAAGATTATCAAACTAATCTATTCGAGGACATTGAGTAATGTACATTAAAAAGGGCTTAATTAAAGAAAAAAAATTTATTATCATAGAAAGCTATATTAAGAAATTCAAGGTTGAGCAGGTAGTTCCTCGACATAAATTATTCCAGTATGCAAGAAGCACAGGGGACGTATATCAACGTAAGGATGATGAAATACTTATTCTAAAAAGCGGGACACTAAAAAAACTTGTTAAAGCAAAAGAAGTTCATAATATCAAAGGAGAATCAAAATGAAAGAAACAAATCAAACAAATCCACTAATTTCTAAAGAGAGAGCTTCAAAGATTTTAAGAGGTACAAAGGGAACGGAAGGTTTAATTATCTTTGCACTTACAAAAGACGGACTTTTGCATCATACATGTGTTACATCAGATAAATATAAGGGAACTATTTATGAGCAACTTGTAAATAATTCAGGCATTCATGCCTCAAAAGCAATTGAAGAATTTGTTAATGGTGCTATTAGTGAATTTGAAAAGGTATCTAAGGGAAAAGAAGACAATAAAACAGAAGGAAGTTAGAAAAAAACCCGTTCATGTTCTCACATAAACGGGTTATCAAGGGGAATTCTTTGCAGAATTGTACCACAAATAAAATAAAAAGAAGTAATAAGTCGCAAGTGTTTTTTTATTATTTTTCAAAATATTAAACAAGGAGAATGAGTAATGGGCGGAATTGGTAGCGGTAAAGGTAGTGGCGGAGTAAGAGAAGGGGCGGGGCGTAAACCTTATTTGGACGATCCGAGAAAAATTAAACGAACCTATAATTTTAACAATGAAGAATTAGAACTAATAAAACAGGCGGTTGATACTTTAGAAAAAAAAGGTAAGAGCATTGCAGAAGCCGAATTTGTAAGAACAGCAATAATCAAAGAAGCTAAAAGAATATTAAAAGCAAAAATATAGTAAAATTATTTTGAAATCCCTATTTTATCTGTTTGGTACGCAATGCCGGATTTTAGTGATAATTGTTTCTTTGAGGGAGTACCAGTTAAGTATGCCAAGATAATTACCCCACAGGGCGAAGTAAGATTAAGAGTGCATGAATATAGTAAGATTGATTTAACTAAGCACCAAGAATTTATTGGGACTGAACATTTACAAATAAATTATTTAGCGGATAACCCGACTTTTGCTAAAGATTTGCAAGACAAAATACATTATATATGATCGAGAGGAATATCAAAATTAGACGCAATGAAATATGTATTGCATGAATTAAAAGACCCGAATTTACTTTATATGCAGTTCCATGAAGAATATAGAAACTTTATTAGAGGATAATAGCAGTGGGATATAAAAACGTAAAAGTATATTGTTATGATAAACAAGGAAATTATCTAAATGATTTCCCATCATTAACCAGTGCATCGAAAGCTGTAAATTCTTATGCGTCTAACATTTCGAGAAGCATAAAAATGAAAATTCTTTGTAATAATTTTTATTTCGATATTAAAAAGCATGAAACTTATCCAATAAAAAAATATAGGCGAGGTGGACATAGAATAGCTTTTAGGCATATTAGTAAAAGAACTTGGGAATCATGTGAGACTATTTCGGAAGCGGTTGAAAGAACAGGTGCGCCAAGTAGTTCGATAAGGAGAGTTCTTAAAAGTAGAAATAATTTTTATGCAAAAGGCGAGTATTATTTTAAGTCATTAGGCAAAGACGTAATACCTAAAACATATAAAAGATTATCAGAAAATATTAAAATACCAATTCAAGTTATAAAAAATAATGAGAGTCTAAAATTTAATTCAATAACCGAAGCGTCTAAAAAACTAATAACCAATCGCACAGGAATTATTTTTGCTTTAAGAGGAGTATATAACAACAGAAAATATAAACAAACAAACGGATATGTAATTTTGAAGGGAAATTATGAGGCGCAAAATGACGAACGACATTGATAAAGCCGAGCAACAACTTCTCGGTTTCACTCATGCAAAACAAGGATATAGTTTGATCGATTTGATAAGTTCGATGGGTTTAAAAAAAGATGAGTGGGAAACCTTAAACGCAAACTACGAACTAACCTATCTATCGGATGATGATATAGAAGAAATTAACGAATATTTTAAAAAGAAGTCGCCGAAATAATTTTCGCTCACGCGCCCGATTCGCTATGCCTAAAGCGATTGCGGACATAACAGAATGGATTTAATTAACAGAAATATTAACCATACTACAAAACTTCAAATGGAGAATTGTGAAAGCAATTCGACTTTGAAGCCGTAGTTATATTTTTTGCGGAAGTTGATATGCCTTTATTTGTGTGTGATAGATGTGGTTGCGTAGATAATACAGCTTGCGGAGGAACTTATTGGACGAGAAACCAAAATGAAGAATATTTTAATGATGTAAAAAACGGCGAAGCCCTTTGTGCAGAGTGTACACCAAAAGTTTATAGCGATGGTTCAATAAACGAAGATGGTGGAATTTGGCACAACCGTTTCCCAAAAGAAAAGTGGGACGGAAAAACCGAAGTGTTAAACCGCAAGCAAAAAATATAACTAAGTATAAAACAACCCACAACCAAATCCATGAGAGATATAAGAATAAAACAAATTATTGATTTTCTTTCAATCCGTTGCGATTATGCAACCGCAATAGACGGGGCAGGATTTAATAAAATTGATGCCGGATTAGGACACGGATTATCAGAATTGCCATTTGAGAACTGGAGCGATAGACAGGTTTATGTTGCATATAAAATGATTAGAAAATATAAGAATCAGTATGCAACACTTTGGAACTATGAAGATATAACAGTTCCACTTGAGCCAGCTACATTAGAAAAGCCACAAATCGAAAATAAAGAAGCCGAAACAATACCAGAAGGTTATCGTATAGTCAAAGCAAAGGGTAAAAGTTGGACTTTTGAGTTCTCTTATTCAAAGGAAATGGTAAGTGTGATAAAAGAAAATTTCCAATACAGAAAGTATGATCCTGAAAATAAGGTATGGACAATCCCTATCCGAGTTGACGAAATAGAAATTGAAGACTTCTTAAAGTTTATTGAGAAGTATAATTTTGAAAAAGATGTAAGTTTTTACGAAAAGTTAAATGAAATTGGAGAGCAGTTTGCTGAAAGATTGCAGAATGTTAAAAGAAGTTACGCGAATAACACAGAATTTCAAGTCGAAGGATTAAAGAAAGAACTCCGACCGTTTCAGAAAGCAGGAGTAGAATACGTTTTAAGGAATGAACGTGTAATAATTGGCGATGAAATGGGACTTGGGAAAGCGCAACCACTAACAGCAAAAATCTTGACACCTAAAGGGTTTGTTTTGATGAAAGATATTTTAGTAGGGCAGGATATAATAAACTCACAAGGCAGGGTTTCACAAGTTACGGGAGTTTTTCCACAGGGCATTAAAAAGGTTTATGAAGTTGAATTTTCGGACGGAGCTAAAACAAAATGCACGGACGAACATTTGTGGACGGTAAATACAGCGTTAAGGAAATGGTATGGTTCGCAAGCAAGACTTTTAGAATTACAGCAGTTTAAGAATGATTTGTTTACCACAAGCGGAAACACAAAATATTTTATCCCTATTGTCAAGCCGATTCATTTTAACGACAAAAAAGTGCTTATACATCCTTATCTATTGGGCGTACTTTTAGGGGACGGCGGTTTAGCACATAGAACAATAATTTCCACAGGCGATACAGAGATTTTAGAATTTATTTCACCATTACTCCCATTAAATATGAGCATTACTAAAAGTAAAAGTAAATATGATTATTGTTTAGTTTATAAGAAAGGAGCAAGAAATCCGTTAAGAGAGTATCTAAAAAAATTAGGTCTTCATGGATTAAAGTCAAAAGACAAGTTTATACCGCAAGAATATTTAATAAACAGCATAGATAAGAGGATTAACCTTTTGTGTGGCTTAATGGACACGGACGGATATGTATCAAAAGACGGATGTATAACGCAATTTTCAAGCAGTTCAAATGAATTAATTGAAGGAGTAAGGTTTTTAGTTCAGTCATTAGGCGGTACGGTTAAACAGAGTTCCAAACTTCCAAAGGGCGGTCAAAGAGCGTACACATTGACTCTTTCTTTGCCGAAAGGTTTAATACCTTTTAGATTATCAAGAAAAGTTAAAAGGTTTATGCCGAAGACAAAATATCTACCATACAGAGGTATTAGAAAAGTAACTTACTTAGGTGAAGAAGAAACTCAATGTATAAGAGTAAACGCACCTGATAGCTTATACATTACAGACGAATTTATTTTAACACATAACACGATCCAAACCATTGCTTCAATCCACGCGAAAGACTTATATCCCGCGCTTATTATTTGTCCCGCCTCATTAAAGCTAAATTGGAAAAGAGAATTTGAAAGCTGGATAAATCGCAGATCAGTATTCATAGTAAACGGAAAATCGAACAGCACAGCACTATATTGCGATGTTGTTGTAATTAATTATGATATTGTAAAAAAACACAAAGATTTATTATCGCAAATTGATTTCAAAACAATAGTTATGGACGAAAGCCATTACTTAAAGAACTATAAAGCACAGAGAACAGAAGCAGTAAAAGAGTTAGCAAAAAAAATTCCTTATCGGGTTGCACTTTCGGGTACGGCAATCCTCAACAGACCAAGTGAATTAATTTCACAGTTGACAATCCTCAACAGATTAACAGATTTTGGCGGATTTACAAAGTTTACGCAAAGATATTGCAATGCTTTTAAGGACAGGTTCGGGCTTAATATTAGTGGAGCTACAAATCTTGAGGAGTTAAATGAAAAACTAAGAATGATATGTTATATCCGTAGAACGAAAAGCGAAGTATTGAAAGAATTACCGGAAAAGCAAAGGGCAATTGTACCGATTGAACTTACCAATAGAGCCGAATATGATAAAGCAGAAGAAGATTTGATTTCGTACTTACAAGAGAAAGCACTTGCGGACAAAGAATTTTTAGATTCCATTTCTCATTTAAGTGAAGCTGAACAAGAACTTGCAAAAAATGAAAGAGCAATGAGTGTTGAAGAAAAGACACGCAGAGCCGAGCAGTTAGTAAGAATCGAGGCATTAAAACAATGTTGTGTAAATGGCAAAATAGAGGGCGCAATTGAGTGGATTGATAATTTTTTAGAGAGTGGTGAAAAGTTAGTTGTGTTTGCTACACACAGGGATATTATAAACAAACTTTCTAAAAAATATAACGCACCGAAAATAACAGGCGATACCACAAGCGAGGACAGGCAAAAGGCAGTTGATATGTTTCAGACCGAACCCGATTGTAAGTTAATTTTCTTAAATATAAAAGCAGGCGGAGTAGGGCTAACATTGACAGCAAGCAGTAATGTTACATTCTTAGAATTAGATTGGACACCCGCGAGTATGAGTCAGGCAGAAGATAGATGCCATAGAATAGGACAAATAAATTCAGTAACGGCATGGTATTTACTTGCTGATGATTCAATAGACAATGAAATATACGCTTTATTGCAGGAGAAAGAAAGAATTGTTAATGGAGTATTGGAAGGGACAGGGGACGAGGTAAATGTTTCCATAATGAAGGAATTACTTTCCAAAATACAAGAAAGGAGTTATAATAAAAATGGACAAAAACCATTTCAAGAATTTATTTAGAGCATATCGAAGCATAAGGGAATTTTGCACAGTAGAAGAAACACTAAATTGGATTGCTCCTCACGGCGGAGAAAGTGAGAAAAAAATAATTCAAAGAGTTGTGTTATGATTGATAGAGAAGCATTGATAAAAGAGAGCAAAGAATTAGAAAACCGAATGAAGTCAGCATCTTTCGTTAATCCAAGAGACATGAGGCGGTATGAGGAGATTTTAAGTCTATTGCTTAGTGAAGGGAAGCAGACGAACTTAGAATTAAAATCCGGTAAATTAAAAGAATCAAAGAGAGTTACATCTTTTACAAGAAACAGGAGATAAATAATGAAATTAATCAAACATCTTGAAGACAGCGGAAATGCAGAGAGGGCAATCTTCCAAAGCCATATAGGACGAAAGTGTGAGATATGTAAAAGAATAATTCAGCCAAGACAGGAATTCATCCGCGAAAGTTTGGAAGGGGAGATAAATCATTTAGACCCGACAAGCTACATAGACAAGCATGTCAAATGTGGAAGCTAATACAAAATTGCATTGTTTGTAAAAGTTTATTAATATAAGGGTATAGAATGATAAACTTATGAAAAACGATGCAGAAATTTTATTCCAAAGATTAAAAGATGTTGCAATAAGAAATCCTTACAGATCAGAAAAATTCAAAAAATTTGTGAAGGAGTTAAACGATACTCCTCATTATGATTTTCACCATGTTTTTGAATCGATAGGAAGCATAAAGAGTACAGATTTATTAGGAGTAGCAGAAGAACATTTCCGACATTTAGAAGCGCACAACGAAAGAGAAAAAATAATTGCGCTGATGCCAAGAGCAGTAGAAAATTTAATAAAGTACGTTATACACTTAGAACAAGAACTCAAGGGGAAAAATGGAGCAGGAAATTCTAACGTTAGGGCTGAAAATTGAAGCCCTAAGAAGTTGCTATGTTACAAGGCAATATCTTCCGTTAGTTGCATTTGAAGATTTTTTCACGCCAGAAATACCATTCCAACAATATAAAGAAATTCTAAAAAGAGAAGATTTGATATTCAGATTGTGGTTTGTTGGCAAAATGATTGAATATTATAATAGTTTATCACTATCAGAAAGATATGATAATGTTCAGTTTTACAAAAACTTAATGAATCTTTATGCGGATATTTATTCTTTCTATAAAACAATAACAAAAGAGCGAAAACAAAAAAACATTCTAAAGGAAATTAAAAAATGGTACAATTGGACACTGAACATTATATCAAAGTATGTTATAAAAATGCGAAGGATAAAGGATTTCACCCAGAAAAAGATACAGAAAGAGAAATAGTTTCAGATGCACACCAGTTATTGATGTTGATTATTAGCGAAATTGGCGAAGCATTAGAAGCATACAGGACAGGTAAGAAAGCAAATTTAGACTCGTTTGAAAGAATCCTTAGCATATATCAGTCAAACGGCGATATTATGTTTTACGACCAAAATGAAGCGTTTAGAGAAGCATTTGAGGAGAATATAAAGGACACGTTTGAGGACGAACTTGCAGACATATTAATTAGACTTTTTGATTATTACGGAGCAGTAAAGACAAGTTCCAAATTGATTTATTTATCAAAGCTATTTCCGATTTCAAATAAATATATCGGAGAATCGTTTTTCTTCATTGTAAAAGAATTATGTTCTCATTATAGCGATAATCTTTCGGGATTTTATTCAATGATTATAGACTTATCAGAATCTTTTGAGATAGATATTCAAAAACACATTGACTTAAAAATAAAGTATAATACAACAAGACCATATATGCACGGGAATAAAAAATTTTAATAAGGGGAATATTGTAATGGAAAAAGTACCAAGTTTAATCGAATTATTAACAGCAGAAAGAAAAAAGACACAAAAATATTTTATCCTTGTTTTTATTTTAACGATTATTCTTTTCATATCCACGATACTAATAATAAACTTGAATTACATACCACCGGAACACCTTGAAACTATACAATCAAAAACGGCAATTAGAGAGGACACAACCCGTTGGACTTATTTTGTTTGGTATAAAGACGGTGAGAATAAGATGCACAACAATTTACTTTACATATCAAAGCCGATAGAAAAAGTCGAGGATATACAGAATATAGAAGTAAAACATAAAATTAAAATCGAAAATATTCAGCTATTAAAAGAACCAAAAGTAGCGAAGTAATGATAATTTGTTAAAATAAAGCTATATTTAAGCAACCTAATAAAAAAAGGAGAATAGAAATGAAACAAATATTAAGCCATTTTAGATTATTGGTAAGAGCAATAAAAAAAGGAGATAGCAAAGGGATAAAAATTACTTTCCGAATGTTAATTGGTACAATAAGGGCAAGAGTGAAAGGCGCAATTATGTCATGGCGTTATAGTTTCCGTATCATGGAGAAACTTATAATTCAGAGAGCAGAATTTTCAGCAATAGATAAATATACAAGCCAAGAAAAATAAAGTGCAAACAAGGGGATATAATGTTAAAAATTTCGGAAAAATTCAGTTTACCGATAGACGCGGTTACGCAAACTTTTGCCATTCTTGCAAAAAGAAGGGTTGGCAAAACTCACACAGCATCAGTTATAGCAGAGGAATTTGTTAAGGCAAATATTCCGTTTGTTGTATTAGACCCGACAGGTGCATGGTTCGGGTTGAGAAGCGGGAAAGACGGAAAAGCCGAAAATGGATTGCCTGTTTATGTTATAGGCGGTGAACACGGCATTCCACTTGAGCCAACGGCGGGAAAAGTAATAGCAGATCAGATAGCAAGCCACCCATCATTTTATGTTATAGATGTTTCGCAGTTTGAAAGCAATTCAGCACAAGATAGGTTCGCCACAGAATTTGCCGAAAGACTTTACAGAGCAAAGGAAAAGCACAGAGAGCCGTTGCATTTGTTTATAGATGAAGCCGATGCCTTTGTACCACAGCGACCGATGCCAGGACAACAAAGAATGTTAGGAGCGTATGAGGCATTGGTAAGGAGAGGCGGAATACGAGGAATTGGCGTAACGCTAATTTCTCAGCGACCAGCAGTAATTAACAAGAACGTTTTAACACAGACCGAATGTTTGATAGTTTTACAGACAACAGCACCACAAGACCAAGATGCAATAGATGAATGGATAAAAAGAAATGGCACAGACGAAGAAAGAAAAATGCTAATGAGTTCCTTAGCATCACTTCAAAGGGGTGAGGCATGGATTTACAGCCCTGCATGGTTGAGTGTTTTTGAGAAAATAAATATAAGAGATAGGCAGACTTTCAACTCATCGGCTACACCAAAGGCAGGCGAAAAACAAATCAATCCGAAACTTGCACCAGTAAATCTTGAAAAACTTTCAGTACAAATAAAAGCAACGATTGAAAAGGTAAAAGAGAACGATCCCGCCATACTAAAAAAAGAAATAATAAGATTGAATAATGAATTAACCGCAATAAAGAAAAGCAAAAGTGTTATAGAACCAGAAGAACTTTTGAAGCTAAAAGAAGAAAACAAAAAACTAATAAAACAGCTTGAGGTACAAAGCAAAATAAACCTTTCAATAAAAACCACAATTGAGAAAGCGATAAATATTCTTGTCTCACAGAATCAAGCGGACAATTTCAAGAATATAAGTATAGAGGCGCAAAAATCAACTCCAAAAACATTTCTTTCAGTAAGTCCACGAAAAGAAGTTAATCATAGAGAAACACCAAAACCAAGACAAGAAGCAGTAAACAATTCGGAAATAAAGTTGAGAGACGGAGCGAGGAGAATGTTGTCCGCACTTGTTCAGTGGAGTCCAAACGGAATGTATGAGGCGCAAATGCGTTCACATGCAGGGCTTAAAAACTCCGGTACTTATTCAGCATATAAATCGGAATTAAGAAAAAGCGGATTAATCGAAGAAAGAGGCGGAATGTTTTATGCAACAGATAAAGGAATTGAACACTTAGGCGGGAATATTGAAGCACCGACAACAACAGAAGAAGTGTTGGCAATATGGATGCCGAAACTCCGCTTAGGGGCAAGAAGAATGTTAGAAGTTCTAATACAGCACGGCGGAGAAGCAATAACAGATGCACAATTGCAAGAAGAAGCGGAACTAAGCAACTCCGGTACTTATTCAGCTTATAAAACCGAATTGAAAACGGCGCAATTGGCTATTGTAGATAGAGGGGTAATTTCCGCGAATAGAGAAACTTTATTTTTATAGGAAAAAGTATGCTTATAGTTAAAAATGTTGATAGCAAATCGGCATTAGAACATCTTGCAAAATTAAAACCAGAAGATTTCAAGCCACGTTCCGGTATCGAGATTGTAATAAGATCATTAATTCAAGAACCGATGTTTTGGTATAGTTTATTGTTAATGTTGTCCTCAATAATAGGTATGATTTTAATATGAGAGTGAGCGAGAATAAACAAGTGAAGGATTGGACAGGCGACACGAACAGCGTTTTTAAGGGACTTGGAGCGAGCAGTCATTCAAGCGAAGATAGACAGAAAGAGGATTTTTACGCCACAGAGCCAAAAGCAACCAAAGTTCTTTTAGAGGTAGAAAGATTTAATAATAATATTTGGGAATGCGCTTGCGGACAAGGACATATTTCAGAGGTATTAATAGAGCATGGTTATACAGTGAGAAGTTCGGATTTAATCAATAGAGGGTATGGAGAGCAAAAAGATTTTTTGTTTTTTAACAATGAAACTTGGGACGGCGATATAATTACAAATCCACCTTTTGCGAAAGCGAAAGAATTTATTGAAAAGGCATTAGAAGTAATACCGGAAGGGAATAGAGTAGCAATGTTTTTGCGAGTATTATTTCTTGAAGGAAAGGAAAGAAAAACATTATTTAGGGATAATCCACCGGAAACGGTTTACATTTCTTCATCGAGGTTACTTTGTGCAAAAAATGGAAATTTTGAAAAAGCGAGAGAGGACGGCGGAGCAGTAGCATACGCATGGTTTATTTGGCGGAAAGGATTCAAGGGAAATACATTAATCAAATGGATAAATTAAAACAAATAGGAGAACTATCTTGATGAAAAATGATAAGGTTATTCAAGCAATAGGAGCTATTATAGGGCTTTTAGGTTTCGGGATTGTAGCTACTCATCATTGGTTAATTGCATTTGGCACTTTTTTAATGATTTGGGGAAATAATATTGAAAGGCGTAAACGTATTTATGAATTTATTGATGCAAAAATAATACAGCATTTGATAAAGCATCATTAAGTGTTGAAACAGTGAAATTGAAACATGAAACATTACAGCCCATTTCATTATTAAAATAAAAAACATTTGAAAATAAGCTAAAGACCAAACAAATTTTAGTTGAAACAGAATGAAACAGAAATTCAAAAAGCAACGAGAAAAATTAATGCAGAGGGAACAAGAACGGGAACTTGAACAACTTGTTTACGCAGACATACAAGCGGGTTATCTTACATACCAAGAAATTATTGAAAAATATCCATTTGTTAAAAATAAATCTAAACTTTCACGGATAAAAGAGAAGTATTCAAAAACCAAAGAGGAGATAAAAAAATCTAAGGAAAAAGCAGAAAAAGAAAAAAGGAGAAAAATTGCATTAGCAAATAGAATAGTAGTACAGAGCGAAAGGATTGCAGAGAGCTACATTGACCAGCTTCATCTTTTGAAATATGGTATCGAAGATTTAAGGGAAATGAATGAAAAGATTAAGGCAGACTTTGACGGGTTGCCGAAAGAAGTGGAAGGACTTATTAAGGCACTTGAAGCAACAAAGCGAGTTGACGGAATGGATAAGGCGAATTTGCTCAAGAGAAGCTACATTATACTAAATAAACTTGAATATACACCCACAAGGGAAAAGTTAAGAATTGACGCACTAATGGCGTTAAACAAGTACAATGAGACAGCGAGTAAATTGCGAGAGGATATAAAATACGCCACAGAAATGAAAGCATTGATAAGTGATTTTTTCCTTTCTCTTAATGTTTTGCCGGAAGGTTATTATAAGTTATTTAAGGAGCGACTGTTAGATTTACAACCAAGTTCCAGAATATTTTTTAAGGCATGGGAAGACACAGACCAACCACAGCAACATGTAGAATCTGAAACGGAAGGAAAGACAGAGGAAGCAGAAATAATTATCGAAGAAAACAAAGGGGAAAACAATGAGTAAAAACAGCTATATCAAACAGAAAGAGGAGTTAACCGAGTTAGTTCTAAAGGCAGAAATTAACGAAATATTAGATTTATCAAAGGTAGGGCATATATTAAAAGAGGTTAGTTTTTCTCGTGATGAGTATGGATATATATGGACAGCGCGAGGAAGGATAGGGTTTATATTTCCAATGAAAACAAATACGCGAGTAAAATATTTTAAGACCATAATAGGCGCAAAATCGAATTTTTTAAGAAAGTGGAGTGATAAATTTTCATTCAGGGGGTAATAATGGATAATAATGTAGATATTAAAAATAAATGGATAATAAGCGGTGAAGAAATTGAAAATATTATTTCTCAAAAACGAAACGAAAAATTTCAAGATACAGGAGTAGAGCCAAGTATTTTAGTCTTTGATAACTACACTTATGTAATTTTTTGCTATTATCAAATGAGCAAGTTAGGGATAAATAAGTTCGGTAAATTGAATTATTACGAAGGGTTATCAATATCGGTAATAGTTGATCCAAGTTTAGAAAGCCAAGTGATTGAAATAGTATAATGGAAAATTTAGAAATAAAGAAAATTCTAATTTCGGCAAACCACCCAGCAATAACAGGTTTCAGGTTTCCGAGTACACATAAGAAACTGAACCCAAAGCCCGTTAAGTACGGGGGTAAAATTTTTAATATCATAATTAGTGATTTCAGATCAGATGTTGGAGATATACCCGACATCATTTCGTTTAATAAAGAATTTCTTAATCGACCATTCCTTAGCCCAAAACAAATTGAAGCGTATCAAGCAGTTTGGGGTACTAAAGGCGGAGAATGGAATACGAAATTTCACGAAATTGTATTGTTAATTGGAATGAAGGGAGGGAAAAATTTTTGGAGCGAGGGAGATTTAGCTTATACATGCTTTTTTATTTCAGCACTAAGAGACCCGCACGATTATTTCACGAAGATAACTAAAAGACTTGTGCCATATACACACGATAAGAAATTCGACATTGTGAACGTATCGAGTGTTGACGAAAATCAAGCAAGACGCGCTTTTTTTGAAAGCGGGAAACAAGCATTAAAAAACACGACAGACCCAAAGAGCGGTGAAAATTGGTTCGAGAAGTTTATCGGACTTGATTTGCGGGAACAGTTTGGCGACTTCAAAGGGAAAGAAGTTACATTTCCCACGACAAAAGACGGCAAGGGCGGAATAAGACTAATGAGTTTCAACAGTACAGCTAAAGCACCGGAAGGTATGCACATGATTAAGTTTTACGCTGATGAATTGAGCCGAGCCGACACAAAAGCACGTTATAAAGAAGCGAGTGGACTTTATGATTTAGGCATTAACAATACAAGGGCATCTTTCCCGAATAATGTAGGCAAGGTTTTAGGTTGGGCGTACCCAAACGACACGGATTTCGATTTAACAAATGAAAGGTATGAGTTAAGTTTAACAACGGATGAAATATTTGGTATGAAACTAACAACCTATGATTTCAACCCTTCTTTAACTAAAGAAATGCTATCGCCAGCATATAAAGCTGATGAAAAAAAAGCTAAAAGAATTTATGAATGTATTAAGAGCATAAGCAAAGATAATTTTTTTCAACCACACGCGGGACGGCTTAGAGATATGAAGACCGCAGAGGTAGCCAACAAAATAAAGTATAAACGTATAACCATAACAAGAACGGCAGGCAATCAAAAGGACACTAAAGAATATACTTTTACCGGACTTGAGATTTTAGAACTTCACGGGGATAATTTAGCGCGATGTTTTACCGCAGACCCGTCAAAAATAAGGGACAGGTTTACAATTTTGGGCGGTTATGCAGAAGTCCGCGATCCGTTAAAAATGGATGTGTTTATAAACGACCAAGCGGAAGTAATAACAACAAACATCAAACCAATAGTTGATGTAATGATTGTTATTGAGCCGTTAGAGGGTTGCCCTATTGATTATGTTGGAGTTGGAAATATCTATTCGGCATTGATTAAAGCATTTCCGAATATTCAATCTTTCAATTCTGACCACTTCCAAAATGAAAAGTTAAGGCAGGAATTAATTTCTCAAGGCATACAAGCGGAAACATATTTCTTTTCTAATGCAATGCAGTTAAAACTTTACACGATGTTGCGAATGAATGTTTGGAATAATAACATAATTGTTTGTGATGAAACAGATATGTTTTTGACGGTTGCAGGCAAAGACTATGGACTAACCGATTTTTTAATTCAGGAAGCTGAAAGAGTAACACAAGAGGGCGGGAAAATAGACCACCCTAAAAACGGCAGTAAAGATATTTTAGACTCACTTGCAATTTTGAATTATGATATAATGAACCTTGAGGCGCAGGGAGTTACCGAAGATGTTGAAACTATGAACGATGATAAACTTTCAAAATTATGCTCAAAATATATAAATGAGCGTTACGAACTTGAGCAAAAGGAAGATTTAAGCCTTACTGATATAGAAAAATTGTTACAACAAAGGTTAAATTTAACAAGCGCAAATTTAGAGAGATTAAAAGAATATGTTGAGGAACGCTATTATAAATAACCCTACAAGGTACACGGCGGTATAAAAAACAAAATCGAATTAGCACTCATTTTATAAAAACACCGCCGTGTTAATTTTACTTAATTAAATAACCTTTTATATTTAGAATAATAGCTTGCAGTAAATCAAAATAATATTTAACTTTGGGACAACAAAATCAAAATAGGGGAATACGATTTATGGAACACGTTGAAACTTTCCAAATAATTACAATCGGAAAAGTTGAGAAAACACATATTAGTATTGCACTAACCACGCTGAACAAAAAGATGAACAATTTTATTAATACTGTATTAAAAGGCACTAAAATTGTGGGTCACTATTGGGAACAAATGAAAGACGGGAGAATGGTTTTTGTTAATAACAAGGGCAATCCATTATTGGAAATTGAGCCAGCTAATTTCAAAGAGGAAGAAAAAAGATTTATAGTACAACAGAAATGTAAAATCTATAACTAAAGGAGAAAAAGAAATGTTAAAACAATTACTTGGTAAAATTAGAGCGACACTGATGTATAACCGCTTAAAAAAACTTCCTTCAAATGGAAGGATCATAAAGTCGTTAGTAAAGGGGGGTGAGCCGTTATTTATAATTTCTTTTGATGAAAAGAATAAAACGCTACAAGTATGTTTCCTAAGAGGATCAAGATTATTAGACCATCTAATAAATACTTATAGTTGTTATAATCATGTAGATTGCAATTATTTGGGTGGTGCTGATTTCACAATAGACAGAAACCTTTTATCACAGTTTATAATAGAGCCGAACCCTATGCAATTAATTTTGGATATTGTATAAAAAACATACATGATAAGTTAAGAACCTTCCGTAATGATTTCAAAAATTTAAGTAATGATTTCGACTACATGGTTGAATCATTAAAAGAACATTCTAAGGCAATAAGACTTTTAGAAGATAAGACTAAAACGAAAAACGAACCAAAACTAACCAAAGGGAAAAAGAAAAATGGCAATAACACTAAATAAGGTAATGCTAATTGGTAATATTGGTAAAACACCCGAAACTCGAACAACAAATAATAATCACAGTGTAAGCAATTTCTCAATTGCAACCACACACGGGTACAAGGATAAACAAGGCGATTGGCAAAATACTACTACTTGGCACAACATACAGGCATGGAATTTATCAGAAAAATTACTTGCTCAGTTAGCAAAAGGAAATAAAGTCTATGTTGAAGGACGGCTAAATACAAGAGACTACACAGATAAAGAAGGGAACAAGCGTTACATAACGGAAGTTATTACAGAGACAATAATCCCATTGACAGGCAAGGGTGAACAGCAAAATAATCAGTCTGATTATAACGAGGACAAAGGTTATTCAAGAGATGATTTTTAATTTGCAAAAAATTATTTATTGCCATAAGTTTGCTATAAATATATAACATTATAGCAAACTATTTTTTATACAAGGGGAATCAACATGAAAATAAAAGTAAGCGATTTATTAGAATCGTTTTCCGCAGTGGAGTCAGGACTACCAAAGACAACCGTAATGCCGATATTAGAAAATTATTTTTTTGCATCAAACCAAAGCAGGATAACAACCCGCACCACTGATTTAACAGATCAACTAAATTTTGAGAAGAAGGATGTACAGCAGGAAGCAGAATTTAGCGTTTGTTTACCAAAATTGTTTTTTAGCATTATTAGCGAACTTCCAAAAGATTTAAGCGGTGAGCTAACAATTCTTGAGAATCACAAAATGAAGTTAGAATTTCCTAATAAAAAATATATCTTTTCATTTTTAGACGATAAAGAATTTCCCGAATACATTGATTTATTTAAGGAAGGAGAGACAAAGCAATTCAAAATAGATGTTGACGACTTTTATGATGGACTTGATAAGGTAACATTTATGTTAAAAAACACGGATTTGCTCGAAAGAAATTGCAGTGTTTTTGTCGAACTTGACGACAATTTAATTTCTTTTACCGGAACAGAATCTAACATTTTATCCCATTGCGAAAAAACAATTGATAACACAGGTATAACGGGGAGTTTTTTACTCCCTAAAACTTGCCTTTCAAAAATCCGAAATAGTAATCAGAATGGAATATTCAACGTAAGTTTTAACAACAAGCAAGCATTGTTTGAAAACGGTAACATGAAAATTACTGTTAAACTATTTTCAACAAAATATCCAGATTATAGAAAAGTAGTCCCAAACATAGTTAGTTGGGTTTATGTTAATAGGCAAGAATTTTTACAAGCAACAAGAAGAATCGGCAAACTTGTTGACAATGAAGATGATAGCCGTAGAATTAAGTTAACTGTAAGAAATAATAAGATTGATATAGAAGGATTTGAAAGCATTGAGCTAGTTAATGTTAGCAACAGTGCGAATGTAACAAAAGAAACAGTTATTCACCTTTCCCATGTACTATTACAAAAGGCACTTAGCAACATAGATGAGGAAGTTGTAAAAATTTCTTGGGAGTCTATTTCAAGACCAATAATAGTTTCAGGTACAAAGGGAACTAATGATTATATAATTGTACAACCAATGAGAGAAAAATAAAAATGGATAATTTTGAGAAAGAACAGGAATTTCTTGATCCAAGATTTGACAAACTTACAGGAATTGCGGAAGAAATTGAGGGCATAAATAATGCGATAGTGAGAGAATACGATTATACAAACGCAGACGAAATTTCAAATCTTATTCAGAAGCATACATCACGACTTGCGCGTACTGATTTTCTTTGTGCGGAAGCCGAAAGATTGTTAAATGATGCAAAAGGTTTTTACGCTGAAAACATAGACCAAAAGATGCAGGCAACGAGATTTAGGGAAGTTCTCGAAGCGAAAGTAAGTTTGTTCCAAAGGGCATATACTCAATGCGCTAAAACAAATAGTACGTTAAAGGCAACAATAGACGCGCTCCGCAGTCAGTTATCCTATTTGAAAGAAGAAATGAGGTGTCCTAAATGATGAAAGTATTGCCAAAGACAAAGAAAGAGGCGAGGGAAGAAAAAGAATTTGAACCTTTTATAAAAAATAAGCTAAATAGAGAAAAAGAAATTGAGTCTCAGTTACTTAGAGAACTTTTTAACGCTTGTTTCGAGAGAAGGGTTAAATTAATTAGTTACGACTGTCAACGCGGAGTAAATAACGGAGTAATATCTACAATATCTACAATAACATTCCAAGTTTATGGAGAGCTAAATACTAAAATTTATTAAAGATAATTGAGTAGAGTTGTACAGTGTACCGGAACGATATAGATAACGCGAGAAAATCAGCAAAAGAAAATCTCAAGATAATGAAAGCAAATCATAATGTATTTAACAGATTAAAAAACGGAAATGTATATAAACAGAAGTTAAATGATTTTCTTTTTCAGAAAGAAGAATTAACTCCCCCGCAGTGCAGTTATATTAACGAGGTTATTTATGAAATCTTTATGAAAGGGTACACAGGCGAAGGATGCCCAAGTACATATAGGAGGTTTTAATGATGATAGTTGATAATAAGTTTAACTTGAAAGAGAAGGTCTATCTAATAACCGACCCCGATCAACGTAAGAGAATCATTACAGCAATTCAGATAAATATAAACGGTGTTATATACTGCTTGACGCACAACACGAATGAATCATGGCATTATGCAGAAGAGATTAGCCGAGAAAAGGACGTGTTACAATCAATAAATGTTGAGGGATGCAATGATTTATAAAGGGCAAAAACAAGAACTATTTGAAGATGAAAGCACGACAAGGGAAATCGTTTTTATCATTTTCAACATATATAGTGAGTTCCGGCGGAAGACAAGGAATCCAGAGAAAGCACCGATTGAACATTCTTTATATGCACCTATTCTAAAAGAACACGGCTTAGATTTAACACGCGAGGAATTTGAAGAATTAACAGCTTATGCCTTTGAATCATACGGAGCAGAAAGCACCGACCAGATTTTATATGAATACGATACCGGGAAACTAAAAGAGGTGAAGTATAAACCTTAAAACGTGCCAAAAACTAATCGATTAAAAATCTTGAAATAATTTACTTTTATTATATCAAAGGGGAATAGTAGCAAATTATTTTCGATAATGGAGAGCTATTAATGCCACTTAGTATAATACCAGAAAGTATTTCAGACGAACAAGGCAAAGAGATTTTCCGCAAAGGGAATTATAACCCGAACCAAGCAATAGAAGATGTTGAGAGTAATCCCTATTATTCTCAAGATTTTGCACGTCTCAATAATAACCAAACAATAAACTATGAAATTGCCGAAGAAGTAGTTTCAATTCTCCGCGAAATAGAACAGACTAATTTTGACTCCGCAGGCGGGGACTTAAAATATATCAATTGGGAGACTGAACCAATTGCCTATGATGTTTTAAGGAGAGCAGGCGAAACTGAACCAGCACGTCTTATCAAAAACAAAAGGCGATTTGATTTAATCCAGTTTGGTACAATTCCGATAGGAGAAAATATAAATAGAGGCGTTCAATTAGTTTTTGATAACCACGACTTTGTACCAAACAAAGAAGAAAAAGCACTTTTGAAAGTTTGGGAAAAAAAGATAATCGATAATTTCTTTTTCCCGACAAACGACCCTTATCCGAATTTAGGTAAGTTTTTAGGCGTATGCTACGAGGACTACATTGATTTAGATGATTTAACTTGGGAAATCAGACGTGATAGAAGCGGAAAACCAATTGCTATACATGCACAAGACCCGATTATTTATAAACCAGTTATAAAACCACAGCAATACACACGCGGAATAAGTTACGGTGGAGATGAAATTACAGAAGTATTAAAGAACTATGAACGGCTATACGGAATCCAAGAGAAGAAGAAAGGCGTATTCGATTTTGACGATTATCCCGATTATGTATTAATTTATCAAGGGCAAAAAATTGCGGTTGCAAACCGTGATTTTGTTCGCAAACATCATTTCTTTGTACGTTCCAAGTTCCAGAAAACTCAAAGGGGATTCCCTATTGTTGAACAGGCAATTAGGATGATAACCTATATTATGAATGCCTTGAAAATGAACGCAGGTAACTTCACAAATTCAAGATTGCCTTTGGGTTTCTTTCTTTTCACAGGAGGCGGAGTAAATCAAGGAGCGTTAGAAAGATTAAAACGTACATTATACGCCTATCAAGGCGGGAGCGACAACCATTCAAAATATCCAATGATAGCAACAAAAGGGGAAAAATCAGATGCAAAATGGATAGGAGTAAGGAACAGTAGCCGTGATGCAGAATACCACCAGTTTATGACGTTGCTATTCTCAATTTTTTGCCAATTAACCGGAACTGATCCGCGAGAAGTTGCACTTGGAAGTTACGGCGATGCAGTAGGAAAGCGTTCATTGTTTGAAGAACCCACAGACGGGCTTGTTAAAGAAAGCAAAGACGCAGGATTGAGGACATTTCTTAAACATATCGAGACTTCACTTAACAGCCCAAATAAATACGGAGTGAATTTATTCCAAGAAATTACAAATCTTCCGGTAAAAATTCAGTTTGTTGGCTTTGAGATTGAGGACAAGAAGCAAAAACTTGAACTCAATTCAAAACGATTAGCGACTACTGATAGCGTCAATGATTTACTTGGTGAGCAAGATAAGGAACGCGAAGAATACATGGTTGGCGGAGTGAATATATACGACATAAAAGGTATTAGTAACCCGCAAATATTTCAATCTGTTTTATTCTCATTACAGCAGAAAGCACTTCAAGCCCAGCAAATGCAACAACCAGCCCAGACTAACAATATTATGGAACAAGCCAAAGATGGCGGACAAGAGAATCATGGCAAAGAACAAGAAATAGACCAAAAGCAACAAGAAGAAGAACCTAAAGCAAATAACGGCGAACTTACAGACAAAGACCGCGAACTACTTAACAAGTACAAAGATATTGCAGTTATGGATGAAGATTTACAGAATGAATATTACGGAGAAAATTAATTATGGAAAGAAAGACGGCAAGAAAGCCAAAAGTCCCACATGCTAATTGCTTATACTTGAAGGAGAAAGACCACTTGACAACAAACATTATTGAGATACAAAAAAAAGTTGACGTTGTATATAAAAGCATTACTGAACCGATAGAGCTTAAAAATGGCACTATTCACCATAAAACTCCAAACGAAGCGATAAAGGATTCTTGGGAAAGGATTAACAACATTCAAGAAAACCTTATAAAGTTAGATAACCGAACTCAAATTTTGGATGATTTTCAAAAATTGGTTTCCTCATTCAAAGATACTAAATCCAAAAGTGGAAAATTACTAAAACCGATAGGAAGATTTTTTTACAAGTTAGGGCTTATTCTTTTAGGTTTCTACTTATTTATTTTAACCACTTATCTGATAGTTACCGGAAATTTTTCACAGGCATGGGACATAATTAGTTTATTCATACCTGCCTTATAAAAAACTACACACAGAGGGACAAGGGAGCGAAAATGGTAAAACACAAAGTAATGAGGTTCAGTTTAGGCAAGCTAATATTTTATAAAGAAAAGCTGATTAAACCCGAACCAAAAGAAAAGAATAGCAACGGGACAACTTATAATAATTGCGTTTTTGGACAGCCATTTTTAATACAACCAAAAACAATTAATAATGGAGTTGACGCGGATATTGAAAAGGTTACAAAATATGTTGCAGAAAAAACAGGGCTTAATTCAGAACTTATAGAAAGAGTGTTAGAAACAGCAAACGAATATTTCGGGCAATAATGATTTTAACTATTGACAATAAAATCCAGCATTTGAAAGAACTTGATTTTCTTGAAAGAGAATTATTTGGTTTCTTGAATCCCGAAAGTTTTTATAAAGATTTAAGCAAATTCCTATTCGAGCATAAAAGCATTGACCTTAAAACTAAAAGCTATTTATCCTATGAAGAAACCAAATTAATTGACGGGTTCGTTCAAAAATATTTTGAGACCTTACTTCCACTTGCAAAAACAACTATAATACGGGCATATATTATAGGGCGGTTACTTGCAGAAAGCGATAAACAGGCAAAAATATTTCGTATTGATCAGTTGAATAAAATGCCAAAATATGTTCAAGAAGCCGTTAAAAAATATGGATTAAGCATTGAGGAAGCTAAAACCTTAGAGCAGGCAGTAGAGCGAGGCGCAGGGCTATTATCAAATACCGTTACAAATACACAGCAGACAGTAAAAAATACTCTTGTTGAAAGTTTATCACAAAGGCAAAAGACAGGGACAATAGCAGAAAAGCTAAAAGGTTTAGTTGACGAGATTGGAGAACTAAATCGAGATTGGCAGAGAGTTGCTATTAGTGAAACAAACGATGCTTTTAATAATGGATATTTAAGCGCACTTTCAAACGGGGATTATGTTGTAGGTATCAGTATGCCTGATGCTTGTCCCCATTGCATAGAATTGATTGATAAGAAAGTTTATAGGTTAATTGGTGAACCACCGCCAGACTATTCAACTTTAACAGGCGAAGAATATTTAAGAGTAGCAGATATTTATGAAACTTGTGTTTGGGTAGGAAAAAGTAATTTTGGACGTTCCACAGCACCGAGAAAAAGAATTGATAAAACTCGCGGGAACGCAAAAGATAATCTTGAATTTCGGAAACATCACGAATTGAGTATGCCTGTGATTCCACTTCACCCACAATGTTTCAAAGGAGACGTTGAAGTTTACACGGCTAAAGGTTGGAGAAGATTTGACAAGTTAGAAAAAGGCGTAAAAGTAGCAACCTTTAATATGATAACACAAGAAATGGAATTTCAGAAACCGTATGAATATATAGAATACAATTATAAAGGGAAGATGATAAGATTCTACTCGGAAAGAAACATTGATATTGCTATGACAGAAGGGCACAATGTATTAACGGCAAAGAGACCAAGTTCCGAAGACAGGACAAAAAAGCATTATCGTTTAATACCAGCTAACGAACTTAAAGGGGAAATAATAATTCCTATATCATGTAATTATAATAAAATAACAAAAGGAGAAATTGTTATAGGGAAACATCACATCGATGAATTTACTTATGCAAGTCTAATGGGTTATTTTTTATCAGAGGGCAGTTGTAAATCCAAGAAGCATGGTTGGGAAGTTAAAATAACACAACACAAGGAAGAAAGTAATAAAAAGATTTTTGAAGACCTTAAAAACCTAAATGTTAAGTTAAGAAAGTATTCGCACTCAATACAATTCAATGATAAAGACATTTGTACTTATCTTAAAAAATTTGGAAAAAGTTATGAAAAATACATACCCTTAGAAATAAAAAATATTTCTAAGGAAGGGTTGAAAACTTTCATTGATGCCTATGTTTTAGGAGACGGGAACACAAAACATAATAAATTATTGAAAGGACAAAAAAATCAAACTTATTCAAGAGTGATATACACAACAAGCAAGCAACTTGCAGATGATTTCACAGAAGTAATAATGAAAGCAGGTTATTCTTGCTCATATAAACTAATACAGACCAAAGGGAAGACACATAAATTTAATAACGGCATTTATACATTAAACCACGATACTTGGAGGATTTCGATAAAAACTTCTAAGTATATCAATTATTTCCAAAAAGAGGAGTTCCAATATAACGGCAAAGTCTATTGTGTAACAGTACCAAACCAAACAATTTTAGTAAGGAGTAACGGAAAAGTATTATGGATCGGTAATTGCCGTTGCCGTTGGGTTGCTTTTAATCCACGTTTACAATGGATTGATAAAGACGGAAATATACGGTTAAGTGTTGAAGATAAAGAAGCATACAAAAAATGGTATGAAGAAAACATTTTAGGGTTTGAATAATGAAACACCTTTTCAAGTTACCGGATTTTGAGGGCGGATTTATTTATAAAAGCATTGAGAACAATCGAATAGTTACGCGAGACAACGAATTTGTTGTATGTAATGTTGAAAATATAAGTCCTATTGAAAAGGGGATTAAAATTAGTGAAGGCAAGATAATAGATTTTTCCGATAATGTTGTGTTACTCGAAAAGAACGGGAAGAAAAAAACATTTAAGAAATCATTAATTAATGGAAAAATAATCGAGCAAGGTAAATATGAATATTACTTGCAAGACGATTATTTAATAACGGGGACATTTGAAACACCAAGCGGGAATGTATATTGCGAAGGGCAACCAGAAATAATACGCAAAGCATTAACGCAGCCAAATGAGATACGCCATAATAAAGACAAAGATTTTTTCTTTTCGAGAGTAGGCAATAATGAAATAATCGTTGAAGTTCAAAAACCAATTATAGGCACTAAGTTTGTAAAAAGTATTAATAGTAAAAAGATATTACAGCCACAGAGGAAATTATTAGTTAAAGCATTTGGAGTAGATATTAAAACTCCAGAGGTAAAGGTTGATAAACCAAAAGCAGATTTACATTCCGAAGGTGAACAAAAGGCAGGGCATAAATATATAGAGCGTAAATTAAATCCAAATCGAACAAACTCAAAAAATAAATACATCTATTTGTACGATACGCCTAAAGGGGAAGTATGGAAGGACGCGGAAGGAAATGAAGTAAACCAAGCAACAAACACAAATGCCGGAAATGAACACAACCTTAACTTTACAGCAGGAACATTTGTAAACCATAACGGGCGCATTGCAAGAGTGAAAGATGCAAGCGATAATTATTTATGGATTGAACATGAAAATAAAAAAGTTTTACAGATAGATAAGAGAAAATACCTTGAACAACTTGCAACAGAGCAAGGCGCGAGAGTAGGAGACAGCTTTTCATTGCCAGACGGTTCATTTGCACATGTTAAACGTATATCCGACAATATAATAATGCTTCAAAAAAAAGACGGTACTTTTGAATATATAAGGAAGAAGCAACCTATAACGCAATACCAAACGAATAAAAAAAATATTGGACTAAATTTACCGTCAATAAATGAAAAACAAATATCTTCTGTACAAGCAGTTTTACAAGGTTATAATAATGATGATGATTTCTTTATTAACAATTATGAATATGAAAACGAACCGAGTTATGAATTATTTAGGCAATCCTCAACAGAGGGCGGTTACGGCAAACAAAATGATTTACGTTATAGCAAATATGTAAAAGTTGACGATACAACTTATAGCATATCCCGATTTTTTGATCCGCGCAATAATATGGTTGATGTGCAGGTAAATGGATTGTCAGATTATAAAATTTATTACAAAGGGGATGCTTTTATTGTTAGAGATTTGACCGAAGAAGGGTTCGCTGTTGAAGATAAAGACGGCGATTTATATTTCATTAAGCACGATGAACTAAAAAGCAAAGAAGAACCAGACAGATATAAAAATGAAGATGCAGGGTACGGCGGTTCAATAATTAAAGACACTAAGAGACAGATATTTAATCTTAAACCCGAATACACACCGGAAGAATTAGCAAGATTCACAGGCAAAAGCAATTCCCGATTTACCATTAACCGTAAAAAGTTAGAGGAGCAATTTGTCAGTCAAGCCAGACAAAAGGAAATGGAAGCCGAAGCCGATGCAATGAAAAAGCGGGATAAGGAAATTTTGAACAGTCAAAATTTTATTGATGATTCTATTAGGATGAAAAATTTAGGTTATGAACAACAAGAGAATCCATTTGTTTTTAAGAAAAAAGCAGAAGTTGAAGGGGCAAAATTTGAGATAACGAACCGTTACGATAAAGACAAAAAAGAATTTATCCCAGAAGTAGAGGGACATTTCAAAACAGTTGAGATAGACGGCGAGCAGAGACCGATTATAGATATTAATAGCAAAACAGTAACTTATTCAGATCAAGACGGCAAAGAAAAACATATTTCTATTGAAGAACTAAAAGAAAAAAACGGCAAAGCTATATTTACAAAATTAGGCGGTAAAGCAATCTTAGGAAAGAGAGCTAAAATTTATATGCCGAATGGAGATGAAAGGAATGCACAATATGCCATAGTTGAATTGGACGATGTTCTCGCAAGCCATAATGAGGAAACATTTAACCCGACTTCAGGATTTCCGCTTGATGAAAGAGGCAATACGGTAAACGATAGGAACTATCAACAGGATAAGAACGCGCAGAATCTTGTAAGAGAGTATGCAAAAAAATATGATGCTCGAAATATCAGTGATGGAGAGAAAGCCGATTCAGCCGTAACTATAAGCAAGGACTTTATTGTTCTTTCAGGTAATAACAGAACAATGAGCGCAAAGTTAGCTTCTAAAGAATACCCAGAACGTTGGAAAGAATATCAAAACACATTGAAGGAAAAAGCAAAGGGATTAGGATTTACAGACGAAGATTTACAAAACTTTAAGAATCCATTTTTTGTGAGAATAGATAATGATTTTAGCGGGGAATATAACAAAGAAGAATTTGCAAAATATAATGAACGTGAAGGGAAAGCTAAAACAGCAGAACAAAACTCCGCAACATTTGGCGAAATATTAAAGAAAAATAAAGGGGCGCAAAAAGTATTAACAAACATGATGGAAGAAGCGGAAAGTCTAAGCGATATTTATAGAAACCCGAATAGATTAAATGATCTAAAAAATGTTTTAATGAATGCGGGTATTATTCAGCAACACACTATGCCAGAATATTTTGAAATACGAAACGGCGACCCGCGAATAACACCAGCAGGTAAAGGACTTGTAAACCAATTAATGTTAGGTATGGTATTCGATGAAGACACATTGTATAATGCAAGAAAAGAAGGTATGAATGAAATTTCAGAAAATTTTATTGGTAACATAGGGAAGATTGCTAAAAATCAATCATTGAACAAGGAATATACATTAAGGGACTCAATTAACGAGGCAGTAAATATAGAGGCAAGTTATCTTGATAAAAAAGATGATTATAAAACATTCGAGGACTTTTTAAGTCAGCCGACAATGTTTGGCGATTCACATAGTAGAGAAGCGATAGCGATTAATTTACTTGCCAAGAAAGGTAAAAATTATCTTGGATATTTCATCAATAAGTATAATGGCACAGCAGAAGAAGCGCAAGAGGGCAGTATGTTCGGCGACTCAATAAGCCGTGATGAAATTATCGATAATTTAATCAATAGCAAGAATCCTTTTACCGCAGGAAACGAAAATTTATTTACCAATGAAGAAAAGAGATTGATTGAGTACGGCGCAAAGATTAAGAAGTCGTTTATTAATCGGCTGTTAAAATCTATAAGAAAAAGTATTGAAGGATTTAACGAAAAACATCCAAGAGATGATAAAGGGAGATTTGCCGAAAAGAATTATTTAGAACAAGAATATAAAAAATTCTGTAAAAATGTAGTTGGCGAATATAAAACTCCCATAGGTACTATTCACGTTAGACCCGAAGATTTTGTAAAAATATACGGAGTGTACCACATAGGGAAATTAAAGTTCAAAGAATTAACAAATTCTAAGAAAATAAATTGGCAACAAATCGCCACAAATCAAAAACAGCGCGGAGAATTGACAACCCAAATACTCAAAGAATTATTAGAGAAACCAACGAGAATATCAAAAAACGTGTCAAAAAATATTCAAGGCGATTATGTTTTTGTATTAGAGAATAATGCAAGAACTTACTATTTGGCAATAAGTGAGAATGAAGCATTAAAAACAGCGGGGATATTTGCTAAAAAATACACACACGAAAAGATAGAAGGCGAACAAATTTTTCCTGAAAAAAGAAATCCACTGCAAAAAGCAGTGGATTCAACTTCTGAATTTCCGACTTTTGCGAGCGGTTCAGACTCCCGCAGAGCTAATTTAGTTATTTCTGATTTTGTTGTCAATACAATGCCAGTAGAAATTAATAAAAGTATTCCGCAACAAGTTAAATTGTTTGGCAAAAAAATAATTATTTGAAATTAAATGTTGTTGCTTAATTACCGATAAATAATTAAATAAGGTTTGCTAATTTATACCATTATTATAACAACTAATTAAAATATGAGACATAAATTACAAGGCGAATTAGATTTTCAAGGACTCAAAATTAAAGTTGAGAATCGAAAAGGTAGTATCAGATGTGGAACAGATAAAGACGGTAATGAGTGGGCTATTAAAATGGAATATCCTTACGGCTATATTGCAGGGACAGAGGGTACAGACGGCGAGGGAGTAGATTGTTTTATAGGAGACAACAGCGAGAGCCAAAAAGTTTTTGTTATACACATACAAAATCCAGAAACAGGGGAGTATGATGAAGATAAAGCTATGTTGGGCTTTGATACGATGCAGGAAGCGAGAGACGCATTTTTAAGACATTATGATACTTATACCTTTCTTCAAGATATTACTTACATGCCAATAGATATATTCAAATCAAAACTTAAAAAGCGAGAAGGGAAAATGTTAAAAGCCGTTTCTAACATCATTCAATTATTCAAGGGGATAAAAGTACCAGACTTATTAACGCTTGATTTGTTCAATAAAAACATGGACGAAGATTCTCCAAAAGAAGGAAAGACAGTAACAAAGAACGGCAAACAATATAAATATTCACGTTCCAAAAAGAACCCGCAAGTATTAAGATTATTCAAAGAAGATCAAGTTTCACTTTTGGGAGCGGGGAAAAAAGACGAGGAAATGGATTTGTTTCAGGATGCTAAAGAAAAAGATTCTCCAAAAGATTCAAACATTAAGAAGGTAACACTAACAGACGGCGCAGGTACAAAAAAAGAAATCGATAGTACGGGATTTGAAAAACCGAAAGAAAAAAGTATTGCAGAAAAAGAAAGAGAAAAATATATAAGGAATACTATTTACGGGCGCAACTATCATAATCTAAAAAAAGTAATTCCAAACTTAGATTCAATAAAAGTAGGAGAGCATTTTGATTATAAATCAAGTGGTTATATGGATTTGGCAGTAGAAGGTTACGGGAAAGATAAACACGGGCGATTAGTCCTTTCGATTGCACATTTCGGTAAACAGAACGGCGATTTAATGAGCGATCCCAAAATGGAAATAGCGGTTGACTCTAAAAACAAGACAGTTGAAGCGTTGACATACGAAAATCATTATATGGGAGTTTATAAAGAGGTTTACGATGATATGTTTGAACAAAACAGAGTAAGCCCAGCCCAAAAGAAAGAACAAAATAATTTTCTAAGAACATGGATTTCTAATTTAATTGAACAAGGACACAAATTAGATGCAGAGCCAACAGAACCCACACCAGAGAAGCCAACACCAACAGAACCCACTAAACCAACTCAAACTAATGGAAATATTAAGGAAAGTAAATCTAATGGTAGGCAACCACAAACTACTAAAGATGAAACCATTAAATACGAAGAAGTGAAGGGGAAAAAATCACGAACCAATATCAATGAAGAAGTTAAAAAGTTATTAGCCGAAAAAGAAGACCACGAATTTACAAAGGAAGACAAACAACTACTCATTAAGTACACAGGCAGGGGCGGACTTGCAGATAAAGAAACGGAAGTTGATAACATTAGCTTGAATGAATTTTACACCTTACCAAAGATAACAGAATTTATTTGGCGGACAGTTCAAGATTTAGGATTTGAGGGCGGACGTGTACTCGAACCAAGTTGCGGGACGGGAAATTTTCTTTATTCAGCACCAAGTAATGCACTTGCAACAGGCGTTGAAATTGATAATACAAGTGGAAGAATATCAGATATACTTTACGGGCATAAGCACGATATAAGAGTAGAAAGTTTTGAACAATTTATAAAAGGAAGCGGGGGCGGAGAGTTTGATTTAGTAATTGGCAACCCGCCGTTTGGAGATAGAGGCGAAACTATCATTTACGACCCTGCAAAGAAAGACATATTAAAGCATGAGCAGTATTTTATTGACAGAGGAATTGACGAACTAAAGGCAGACGGTATTTTAGCAATGATTGTCCCGACAGGAATTATGGACAATCAGATTGCTAAATGGCGACTTGACATAAACAAGAAAGCAGAATTTTTAGGCGCAATAAGAATGCCGACAGGAGCGTTCAAACACGCAAACGCACAAGTAACAACTGATATTGTTTTCTTCCGTAAAAGACCGCAAGAAATAATTGAGAGAATGAATAACCTTAAAGAAGGTGAACTCAATAAGCTATACGATTCTATGATTCTTGACGTAGAATTTGTAAACGGAAATTACTTTGAGAAAAATCCGCAGTACGCATTAGGAGTAAAATCCAAAGGCATATTTGGAATGGATGTTTGGGAAGGCGATTTGAATTTGGATGAACTCGAAAGCATGAAAGAAATTTTGAAAAAAGGTAAGGATGATTATTCGGAAATTTTTGGCGATACCACTGTTCAGGTAACACCGAGAACAGAGTTACATGTAGGCGATATAAAAAATCTTAATGGTAGATTGTATAGGTTCAACGAAAATCATCGTTGGGAGCGAATTGAGGAAGCAGAACTTGATAAGTACACAGATATTCCAGACGAAATAAAAGAAAAACTTGGGATTAATAACCTTGCAGAGTTAAACGCAATTGAAAACGATATTGCAAAGATTTCTCAATTAAGTAGAGAGCAGATACAGTTTTTAAGTGGCGGTTTTGGTACACGGTTAAAAAGAGAAATAGCAAACTATGAGGCGCAAAGCGATCATAAAAATGAAATGCTTAAACATGCTGTTATTCTTGGTTTAGCAATAAAGGATTTTCAAACAGACTTACAGAATAGAGAACTTAGCACTTCTGATGCACAAACGAAAGCCAGCCAACTTGGAATATTAGTAAAGCAATATCTTGAAATTTACGGCAACCCTGTTACCGAAGGAAAGCTAACAAAATATTTAGGTAGAACTGATAGTAACCCTATACTTTATCTTGCAGGAGCAGTAGGGATTGACGGTAATTTAAGCAAATTATTTACCGACCCGATTGCGTTTACTAATGTTTATAGGAATAATCAAAATATTGGCGACTATGATTCGGATTCTCTTTATTCAATTGCTCAGTATTTATTTAATAATAATGTTCCAGGAACAGTAGAGGCAATAAAAGAACTATATACGGGAGAAGAAAGCGACTTTCGTACAGGACTTTTATCGAGCGAAGATATTTACTTAGATGAAAATCTAAATTTTGCACCATTGCACGAGGTTTGTGTAGGTGAAGTTTATACAAAGTTGGACGCATGGAAAAAACGCAAAGAAGAAATTGCCAAAGAATTAGTAAGCGCAAAAGACGAGGATAAAGTTTTATTAAACTTAGAAAAAGAGAAACTTGATTTACAGATTTTTGAATTAGAGCGTAGGGCGGGAATACGAACATTAGATTATTTGCCAGTAAGATTATCGGACGCAGGCAAAATATTTGACACTAAAATTTTGAATGATTATTTGGAAGTGCAACTTGGCGCGAATTATGCCGATAAAATTGTTTATGATAATAAATTATTAATGCACATACCAGAAACAGGCATAATAAAAGAGGCATATCTTCTGTACACGCAAAAAGGCGGACTTGATAAAGATGAAAAAGCAAGGTTAAATGAACTCCTAAAACTTTATTTCAACAAAGATGAAAACCCGTTCTATTTTGTAATGCTTAATAATCTTAACGGGATAAATGTTCAGTGGAGTAAAAAGAATGCCGAAAGAAATCGTGAAGAATTAAAGAGAATAAGTAGCAACTTTATTAATTATATAAAGAATGTTGAGGATTCTGAAAAAATAACTGATAGTTACAATCGACTTTATAATGGTTACATTCAAAAACAATTTGATAATAGTCCAATTGAAGGACTAAGTAAATTCGCATACGACCGTATTGTCCACACGACAGCAGACGGCAGAGAAATAACGGCAAGAGAAAAAGCAGGCGATCATATTTGGGCATTGGTTAGAAGAATGTATGAACAAGGCAAAGGGCTAATTGCTCATGGAGTAGGACTTGGCAAAACACTCGAAGCTATTGCCCTTGTTTTACTTCACAAAGAGACAGGACGCGCAAAAAAACCGTTAATTGTTGTTCCAAAGTCAGTTGTAAAAAATTGGGTAAATGAAATAGAGAAGTGGACTAAGGATGTAAATTATATTGTTGTAGGCATGAAGCAGATAACAGATAAAGACGGTAGTAAGCGTTGGGTTGAGGAAAACCGCGAGGAAAAAGAATTAAAATTATTACAGGTTGCAAGCGGTGAGTTTGATATGGTATTAATGAGCCGTAATACTTTTGCAAGTATTGATTTTTCTGAAAAGACAAAAGATAGAATGATGCAAGAATTAGTATCAAAATACTATCCTCAACCAGATGGAACGGCAGGCAAGTTAGCGAAGAAACGTTATGATTTAGCAATGCAGAATTTGTCAAAGATGATGACAATGAGCAGTAACGCTATGCAAGGGATATATCTTGAAAATCTTGGGTTCGATATGTTGATAAGAGACGAGGCACACGATTGTAAAAATCTTTTAATTCCACTTGAAGAAGAAATAAAGGGCGTTAATTCAAGCCAAAGTCAGAGGGCAGTTCATAATTTATTTGCGTCTAAAGTAATACGTTCCTTGAATGATGAGGGCGGTATTTACAATTTAACAGCTACTCCTATTTCTAATTCACCGTTAGAAGTTTTTAATATGTTAATTCCGGTAGCGGAAAAAGAACTTGAGAATTTAGGCATTAAAAATATGGACGACTTTATCAGCACGTTTGTTGAAAGGGAAGACGCGCCAACAACAGACCCAGATGGACGTGTTGTAGTAAAAGAAAAATTTGGCGGTTGGGCATCTCCAGAAGCATTAAGAAAGTTATTTTTTAGATTCACTGATTATAAAACTAAGGATGATGTTCAAAGTGTAAAGGCAAACATTAAGTTTCCAAAAGAAAAACCAAATCATGTTTTTTCACAGTTGAACAATGCACAAAAAGAATTAATGAAGCATTGCCAATTAAGATTATGGACATTAAAATTTAAGGGCATTGATGAAAAAGGTAAAATAGTATTAAGTGAAAAACGAATTGATGATGCACTTCAAAATGGTTTCATAACACCCGAAGAAGTGAAACAGGTAAAAGAGCATTTCGAGAATGATTATTTGCCAAGATTTATGGAATTAAACCCCGCACATCATAAAGGAGACGACCCGCCAATAGACGATAGTTATTTCTCCATTCAATCAGATATGATTAAAATAACCAGCGACCTTGAATGGTATGCAGGGAAAACCGAAAAGAAGAAAAATCAAACCGCGACTGATAATAGCAGTTTGTATGCTAAGAAAATTTCCGAAGAATATGCCTCACAAAATTCAGATTTAGAAAAGATTTCTCAATTAAGAGATAATGTATTGCAGATTTATAAAAACGGCGGTAAGCAATTAGTATTCGCTATCAATACCAAACTCCACGATAAATTATTTAAGGAATTTACAGATGCAGGTATTAAACCAGAAGAAATAAAAATAGTAAACGGCATGACCGTTAAAGACTCAATTCAAAGAGCGCAAATATCAGACGATTTTAATAATGGCAAATATAAAGTTATTATTGGCAACTATGCCACAATGGGCGAGGGCTTAAACTTTAATAAGCTAACAAGTGATGTTCACCACTTACAGCCAGCATGGAATTATTTACAAATAGAGCAAGGTAATGGACGCGCAATTAGGCAAGGCAATGATCTTGACTTTGTTAATACGCACTACTATCTAACAAAGGGCAGTATAGATGCTTTTATGAATCAAAAAGTTATGGACAAAGGCGACATGGTTGATAAGTTTATGAGAGGTGAATTAAATACTTGGGATGCAGATGTTGAATTGTCTCCAGAAGAAATGATGATTGCGTTAGCCGAGAATCCAGAAACAGCAGAGAGATTATTAAAAGCGCGGAATGTTGCACTTGAAAATGCTATGAAAGAAAAAGAAAGGATTGGTAATTATAGAAAATTATCGCAAACCTATGATATTAAATTCCAAATGGAGAAAGCAACAGATAAGGAAAGCCGACAATACAAGCAGTTAGAGCAAGAATTAAATCAGCTTCAAAGCAATATGGATTCACAATACAAAGAACTATCAGCATTTGAGCAACGACCGATTATTTTACCGAATCATAACGCAGTAATAAAAGTTGGAAGTGTAATTAAGTATGGAAGTACAGACGATAGCTTATCGATAGTTAAAAATTATACACATTCGACAGGTAGAATAGAATTAGAAACTTGGGATTATAGTGGAGTTGAAAAAAATGTTTTATCATTAAAAGATTTCGAGAATCAATACGGTAATACAATCGAAAAAACCGATATGGACGTTTATCAAATTTTTAATAAGTTAGTTAAAGAAGATAAAATTTACGATATAGGTATTGTCTCTAAATTCCCAAAAGATGTTCTCAAACAATACAAAGCGGATATTCTTGATAATATGAGAGAAGATAATCCTTCCGTTATTTACAAAGATTTGGACGGTGAATATTCAATTATCGGATATAATCAGGCGCGTAGAGAAATAGCAAATGAGGGCGGAAGAATTGTTTTCCCACAAGAAGATGCAGGCGTAGCAAAATATTTATTCAGTTATTACAAAATAGATAATACAGCAAAAATGTTTGCCAGAGAGATATACGGAGAAAAATACGAAAGAGAATTAAAGAGAATTGTTAAAGGCGAAAAAGCACCGACCTATGAGATTCCTTTTTCTGATAAAACGCGCTTTCAGTTAAAGCTAAATGATTTAGCTAAAAAATTCCCGCATGAAGCGGAAACAATAGATATTATTAGAAAAAATACAGGAAGTAAAAAATTTTGGGCAAAAGATTTAGCATTGCAGAAGTACACCGATTTGTTGAAAAAAGAATTTTATGATGAAGTTTTTGGGAATCCGAATATGGACGAAGAAGATTTTGCTAAGTTAAGAGGTAAGATTAAACTTACAGACGAAGAAATAGAAAAAGCAAACGCCATTGATGAATTTGGTAGAGAAAATGTATATAATTATGGAAGAAAGGCATATAATCTGATACAATATTATATTGACACATACAATTTAGCTGAAAATAAAAAAGCAAGTTAAGGGAGAACGACAATGAATTACAACAATGAGGACTTGCAAGAACTCTTTAAGAAAGGAGCGCAAGGCAGGACACCGGAACAGTTTATAAAAGACACGACACACTCAATTCTCACATATTGGTTAAACACTGAAAAAGGCAGAGGAGAGTATAAAAGAGTAGGCGGGTATTGGGAAGTTCTTTATCCTATACTTAAAAAATATCAACCCGATTTATTATCAAGATACGAAAATATAATAGGGGACTTCAATTATTTTAATGAGGATGTTCGTAAGTTATTTGATCAAGGTAACGAGCTATATAATTTAATTGCTTCACTTCAATACATGGAAGAAAGAAAATACAATCAACCCGATGATGTTCATTATATTGAAATAGAAGAAGACGAATATTTACCATACATACCGAACCAAAATATAGATTCACAACAATATTGGGGGAGAGAAAATGAAGAATAATATTCGCAACGAACAAGAAGTTCTCCGTAAAAAGTTCAACAACGAACAGCGTACTTATCGTAATAGTATTCTTGAGCAAGAGGAAAAAGAGAATAGAGAAAAAATTCTTGCTATACTTGAGGAATTGAGACAATGTGCAGGGCATGAATTAATAAACAAGTTATTTTTAGCGAATAAAAAATTAAGAGATTTTGGTAAATTTTTTCCAATTAGCTTATTATATCGCTACTCATTAAGACATGAATTAAAAAATAATATAGAATACATA